ATCGCAAACGAGCGCATACAGATAGTTGTGTATATCACGCAAGTTGTACGATGGATCAGTCAATAAATCTTCGCTCTCTGCGCATAGATACACATCAACATTATTTGCTTCCCATACTTCACCATCCATATCAACGAATGGTGCAGTGGGCAACGTGTTACCTACACGCACGTAATGTTCATCTGCCATTGTTATCAGTGCTATCTGCATTCCTTTTTTTAGATGTAGAATTTGCATGTGATTTTAATGCCTGCAACATTGCTCTCTCATAATCTTTTAACCGCTGTGTGTATTCCTTTTTAAGCTGTTTGCGATCAACGCTCATAATGGTAATTTACGTAATAGATTTGTGTATGTCTGTGGTCTAAATGATGTGGCTGTGTTACCTGATGTAAAAATGTAATTCTGCAAATTCATCACATCAGTACGTGGTGAACGATCCGGGTAAACGTTGCTGCTGTATTCAACAAACAAATGGCTATTGGCACATAGGTATTCCACTAATCGCGTAGTGTAGTATTCAGCATTGGCTTTTGCACGATCAATAAAATCACTCATTGTGTTATTACCAATCACCTGCACATCTTCGCTGATGCGTTGCACCAATGATCCATTGTCTATTTTATAAGTAAGGTTAGGCAGGACTTCAACCATCGTCCACCACAGTACAGCTTTCTGCACATAATCTTCAAGCAGTATGAGATAATTGCCACTGACAGTATTATTCGCAACATCAGATTTCAATTTATTCAACAGGTCATCACCTAAAAATGGACCAACCCATCTATCCTGTGACAGGTAGATTGCTGGGTACAATAGATTAGGATCAACAGCACCGTTGATGGTGGTGTATTTCTTTATGTAATTTTCGTTGATGAATAATACTTCTGCCATTTGTCTGTGTTTTTTTATTTACCGAATCGTGGATTATCAGGTAAGAAGCCATTGTAAGGCATGTCAATCGGGCGTTGTGCAACCTTTGGATTGTTTCGCGTTTTATATCCTGCTTTTTTTACACGCACATCCATTGCTTGTCTGATATCAGGATTAGATAAATCCAAACCAAATCCTTTTGCACTTGCATACACTTGTTTCTTCCACACGTGATGGCAATTACCACCGCCTTTGTAGAGCCAGATGCTGTATGTATTTGCACCGCGTGCTCCCCATCCTTCATTCACAATCCTATTGCCCATCTGCATGATATCTTCTTTGCGATAAAGTTTATCTGCATCTAACATCTTAATACAGAATTTGCGCGTGTTATCGCTTATTTTACCATCGTATTTGTATCGTGTATAGAACTTCACCTGTTCGATGGTTTTGTCCTGCTCTGATTTCGCATTTGGTCGTGCGCTACCTGTACTTACAAAGTTGTGCGACATGATACGCGCATCATCTTCATCATCATGCTCGTAATCCACTTCGTATTCATCAATCAAAACCCAATCATCCTGCGCATCTTCGCCTAATTCAATGAGTGCATCAGCTACTGCATCATCATCGAATGCTTCATCTACTTTTTTTTTATACAATGACTGCTGAATCTGTGATGGTGCGATGCTTCCGGGCTGCACATCTTTGAAAATTTCATCCACCTGTGCAGTAGATAACGTTGGAAATGCTGCACGCACCACTGCTTTAGCTGATGATACAGGTAACATATCGGATGCAGCTTGCATTACGATATCAACGAGCGATGTAATCTGTGCACCATTCAATGCTGTTGCTGCTACATCTGTTGCACCACTGTCTATTGTTGCTGCTGTTGCCTGCTGTGTTGTTAGTGGTGTGTTTGGTTTAATGTTGAATGCAAGGTTAGGCATCTGCTCACCTAATATGTAAACCAATGCATCACTAATTTTGCGTTGTGCAGGTTCAATCACCTGATTAGTCAGGATTTCCAAACCTGTTGCCATTTCATCTTTGTTGCTGCCGAATCCTGTACCGCTTCTCAATCCAACAAGCAATGGTGTGACAATACGATGCGCTGTAATTATCTTCTCTTGGGTCTGCGAATTGATCATGTCAAATTGCTTGTCCAAATCGCTAATCGGGAACGCTTCTATTTCTGTTTTTTGAGCTTCACGTTCATTAAAAAAGAACATCACTTTGGCTGCATTACTTGCACCTGTCAGCTTGTTTTCCCAATCACGCATCAATGCCATCTTCTGTTCAGGTGTTGCCTGACCATTATAGAAATTTACCACAGTGCTTGGAAACATTCCATTGCTCAATAGATTACATTGGAATATAGAAATCAATCTATCTGTTTCAATCGCATTAACTGCTGACCAATAATCAGGTCGTGGATAGATTTGACTACCTGTATAAGTGAAACACCAATACACCTGCACTGGATGCTCCATCTTGGTCAATGGATTGAACTTTGGAATGAACGCTGGTGCATTCTTTTTCTTACGCAGGTTAGACCAATCAGGCGAATGATATACACCCATTTCTGATTCGTCATCTTGATCCACCGCAATACGGCATTCTTCAAATGGAATGTGATTGATTTTACTAATCACGCTGCGATCATTAGACCAAATCACTTCAATGTAAAATCCACCATGCAATTTGTAATCATGCGCGCAACCATACACAACAGTATCAATATACAATGCATCCAATTCGCTTTGGTATTGCTCTGATGATACACCTTTACCTGCAATCATATCACCGATTGCTTTAATCAATGCACCATGTGTTGGTGATGTCTGCGATAGTTCGCGCAGATACATTGGAAATAAATTGTCATCACCAAAATTTACCCATCCTTTGCGATCAACCTTTTCGGAATCTGCGACAGGTGAGTAAGCAGCCATCTGCAAATGCATCACATCAGACGGCAATGGCTTTGCATCAGTGGTAGATAATGTCATCTTCGATTGTGTTGTCTGCGACATCGTAATACGTGGTGTTATTTGTTAGTACAGCTGTTCCGCGTTCAATCAATCCTACTACTGATGCATCTGTTGGATCAGTGTTGACTGCTGAATTTTGACCATACACTTCATAGCGATAACGCCCGGCTAATGTTAGTGTATCTGTGGTAATGATAAGCTGCGTGTATCTTCTATTCTCTGCAACAATGGTGGCAACCTGTGCAAGTTCATTACCCACTGTGCTGTTTTCTTCGTGCGTTAATACAATCAGGTAATCAGTAAACGCTGTTGCGTAATACTGCCTGCCTTCATCCAATGACAATCGCACGGTTTGATTTGCTGTATCTGTAATTAGATAAATCATTGGTTTACTAAATTAAAAAAAAGAGCAGGCGTTATACCTGCCCTTTTGAATTATTTATTGACTAACTTATGATACAACGCTGTAAGGCGGATCAACGGTGATATCACCGAAGTTATCGAATGGTGTAGTCGTGTATGATTCCAAATGTGATGCTGGCTCTAATTCTTCAGCAGTAAACATCACTTGATAACCCATCAAATCAGCTTTTTGCTGACCTGATTGCACGCTACCTTCAGTCATGAACGCACCACTACCATAACCAACACACAAAATTTGGTCATCAAATGTGCGAACAAAGATGATGCACTTTGCTTTGGCAAGATTCAGGAATTCGTTGCGCTTGTCTTGCGACAATTTACCGAATGTCCATCCTACTTTTTGCTCGAAAAACAATGTGCCGTTTTCCAAATTCTTTTGTGGTGTTTCAATGTATGATGCAGATGATCTGAATGGTACATAACGAAAGATAGTAGCAGTAGGCAATGTATCAATTTCACCTGTTGCGTTATCAAACGTAATACCTGAATCAAAATCATCCCAGTTAGCAATAAAGACCTCTTTAACACCGCCGATACCTTCGAGGCAATCTAATGTATAGCCCTTCGTCAAACTACATGGCATAGTTGTAAATTTTTAATTGGTGAAAACCACTGCACACACGTGAATGCATGCAGTGGTTTGATTATTTATTATTAAGATAGACCGGGACCGTAAGCTGCAACATCAGCAGTAACAGCAATCTGTGCACCCAAATAGAAACGTGCGCCGTAACGTACATTCTGTGAGCCATCAAGTGGTGTCATGTCGATGATTGATACATCATTCATGTCATTGGTCAACCATGTACCTAAGTGCAAGTTAGATTTTTGAACCAT